CAAGAAATCATCCGCATGGCGCGGGAGGCTGGGTGTAATGTTGAGCAAGGATTTTTGTTGCGTATCACGGGAATTGATGAAGACCTTAAACGCTTCGCTGCTCTTGCTCAATCTGTTGAGCGCAACAAGCTGGCCGCATGGATGATTGCGCAGGGCTACGCCACCGGCCACGGTGACACGATAGAGCAACTGCTTGATGAATTGAGGTGGCAGGTGCGTGAGGCGTGCCTGACCTGCTACAGCCCGGACGACACAGCCCAAGACTGGGCAGACAAAATTAGAGCAAGGGGAAACACATGACCCAAGACATATGTATTCGTGGAGCCATTGAGCCAAAATTCACCTTCCTGGCAGGCGCAAGCGTGGAGGTCATGCGCATTCACAAAAACGGCGTGACTGTCAACCCAGAGATGGCCCTTGACGAAGCCGCGCAGCACGTTATCAATACGTTGGATGCCCACATAAAAAACTTGATACAAGCCGAGCGTGAGGCGTGTGCGTTGGTGTGCATCAACATAGCCAATAAGCCATCCAACGTAATTTTGGGCGTGGCAATAGATTGCGCCGCCGCTATCAGAGCACGGACGTGAAAGAGTCCACCATCGAAAAGCACCTCGTCGCCCAGGTCAAGGCGCTTGGTGGCATGGCGTACAAGTTCACCAGCCCCGCGCACAGGGGCGTGGCCGACCGCGTGGTGTGCCTTCCCGACGGCCAGACATGGTTTGTCGAACTCAAGGCGCCAGGCGGTCGGCTGTCTGAGCTACAAAAAATATTTGCAGAGGACATGGCGCGGATGAACCAAAACTACGCCTGCCTGTGGAACAAGGAACAAGTTGATGCTTTCATTACGTCCCTATCAAGAGACAGCCGCTGACTTCCTGTACGAGCACGACCGCGCCATGATCTTGGCGCCGGTCGGCGCAGGCAAGACAGCCATCACGCTGACAGCCATGTACGACATGCTGTACGAAGGCCACGTCAAGCGCTTCCTCGTCATCGCCCCTCTGCGTGTCGCCACCAACGTCTGGCCCCAAGAGCGGCTCAAGTGGGCGCCGTTCATGAGCATGTCCATCTGCGTCGGCACACCGCGTGAGCGTCTGATGGCCTACGCAGCCGACACCCAAGTCATGGTGACCAACTACGACAACTTGCAATGGCTGTCAGAGTTGAACCTCGACATCTTCGACGGCGTGGTGTTTGACGAACTCACGCGCCTGAAGAACCCGTCTGGAGCCCGGTTTAAAGCACTCGCAAAGGTGCTCAAGTGCCCGATCCGCTGGGGGCTGACCGGCAGCTTCACCAGCAACGGGCTGGAGGACGTGTTCGGGCAGTGCAAGATCGTCGACCAGAAGCTACTGGGCCGCAGCAAGGGCGCGTTCCAGCAGCAGTACTTCTACCTCGTCAACCGCGAGCACAACGACTGGGCGCCGCGCCCAGGGGCGCTGGGGTTGGTCATGGAGCGGATCAAGCCCGCCACGTTCGTGTTGGAGCCTGGCGAGTACAAGGACAAGCTGCCGCCGCTGCACACGGTCGAGGTGCGGATGGACTTGCCCGACCGCAAACCCTACGAGGACATAAAGAAGGACTTCGTGGCGCGCTTCCCGGACGCGACTGCGGTGGCAGTCAACGCCGCCGTGGTGACGCAAAAGCTCTCGCAGATGGCCGCAGGGTTTGTATATACGCCAGAGCCGGTCTGGTTCAGCAAACACAAGTTCGACCGGCTGGACGAACTGTTGGCCGAGAACCAGCAGGCCAACACGATTGTTTTCTACAACTTCATCGAGGAACTCAATGAACTACAGCGGCGCTTTCCTCACGCTAAAACCGTTGACAGCATCGACGACTGGAACGCCGGTCGAGTGCGGCTCCTCTGCCTGCACCCCAAGTCGGCCGGCCACGGACTCAACCTCCAGCACGGAGGTCACCACATCGTCTGGCTCAGTCTGCCCTGGTCGCTCGAACTGTTTGAGCAAGCCAACGGACGCCTGCACCGATCAGGGCAACTGCACGCCGTCTGGTGCTACGTCATGTTGGCCAACCAGACGGTGGACGAAAAGATATGGGCCGCGCTTCACAGCAAGCGGGCGATCAGTGACATTGCAATGGAAAGTCTGAAATGAACACCACCCGAGAGAAAATACGCGCCGTCAAGTCGCAGATCAAGATTGCTGTCAAGCAGTACAACCAAGCCGAGCGAGCGTTGACGCGGCTTGTCAAGACCCTAGACCAACTGGAGAAGAAAAATGAACTGGCGCAAGCTAAACAAAGAGCTAAATCTGTACAGTGAGGAGCAGGTCTTGCGGATGCTGACTGAGGAGCGCCTCGGCGCCCGACGCGTCACGTTCTTGGAGCGCCTGCACCAGCGCTACACCATGCTGCGGGCGGCGCGTGAGCGAGTTGAACTTATGAAAGAGGCGGTTAAATGAAAGCTCGTATCCTAGACCCCAACTTTAAGTACGTGTCTGCAGCAGAGACAAACATTCAAGCGACATGGCGAAAATTCGGATGGAGACCACTTAGTGAAATGCCCAATATGCGGAGTCTGGACAACAGTAAGATTGACCAAGCAAACGGACGAGTTTGTCCAGCGATCAAGGACGTGCGGCAATGACCACAGGTTCACCACAGAGGAACGATGCGTCCCGACAAAGCCTCACGGCGGGGCCAGACTTTGCAACCTGGCAGCAAGAGAACCTAGCCAAGTTCGCGGCAGAGGCATACAACGAGATTCTGCACCTACAGCAAGACCTGAAGACGGCGATTGAGGCTTACCGCGATCTACTCAGACAGAAATAGCGCTCGTTCGCCCTTGCGGCGTTTGACAAGGCCGGGAAGCTCTTTGCCACCGGCCTTCGTCCACGCCAAGAAGGCGTCGGCAGCAGCGTCCCACTCCTCGCGCTGTATCTTCATGCGTAAGGTGCTGCGTTGGAAGTTGCCCAGCCCTACGTTAAAGCTAAAGCTGACGCAAGCGTCGAACTTGCCTTGACGACCAGCAAGATTAGGAGCAAGTCGCAGTACACCGCGCTCAAAGTTTTCAAGGTCTTTTGCCAGGACAGCATTGACTTCCTCCATTGTCAGGATGCGATCCCAGCCCGCTGGTATGGGCAGCGCCTTGCGCTCCTCTAGCGGCACGCGGATGTGGTTCTGATCGATGACATGACCGACGCCGACAGTCCACAGCAGCGCAGGGCAGCGGTAGGGCTTTACCCGCACGCCTTCGTCGTGCTTGATCATCTCAATCAGTTTGGCTGAGACTTTCATTTGCCAAAAGCGCGGCCACCAAAATGGAAGGCGATGATGCTGGCGAACAGCGTGGCGGTTTCAATGTCCCACAGCATGTCGGCAAGCACTTTGAAGTCTACGCCACGGTTCCAGCCGTACATGAACAGGCCGACATCAATTGCCACCAGCAAGAAGAAGAACCCGTAGGTGATGACGGGGCGCACGCTGGCGCGTAGATCTTTCATCCAAGTGCTGGTGCCCTCGTTCAGGCTCATGTCGTGAGCGTAGACGGCTTGCATCTCGGCCTGCTGGGCCTGGACAAGCGTCTGCTGCCCCTGCATCTCAGACTGCACTTGGATTTGGTCAAGCCTGATCTCCTCGACGCGGGCCTGGGCGGCGTACCCGCGCTCCAGCATCTGCAACTCGCGCTCGGTCTGCATCTTGGCCAACTCAAGCTCATGCTTCTTATCTGACTTGTCTTGGAAGAAGTCAATCATCTTGGGCAGGCCACCCATCAGGAACGAGACGATGGTCGAGAGTAGGGTCAGCATTTATTGCTCCTGCGATTGTTGCACTGCACCGCGCTGTGCGCCCGACGTGATGTCGTTGACGGCGTCCTTGACCCAGTCGATGCCGTACTTGCGTCCGACACGCGCCAACTCCTCAATGTCGCCTGCCGACACAGACTTCTTTGACTTCTCAAGCAGCGCCATAAACTTGACGGCTTCAGATGGATCGCTCAAAAGAGCTATCATTTTCTTTTCCGTGCCTTCAGACGCCTGCTTTGCCCAAAACTTACTGATTGTTGATGTCACCGCGTAAATCGGGCCAGACACAGGGTTCAAAAACCTTGAAATAATCTGTGGTGGAGTAGACCCTGTAATTTCCTCAATCACGGTCTTAGGCACTGTATCGGGCCTAAACGCGACTTTGGTAGGGTCAACCTGTAGACGCCCAGACGCCACGGCAAAATCACGCACGTCTTGCGCGTACTTTGGCCCAAACACGCGGTTAAAAATAGCTGCCCTGTTGCGGTCAGAAAGCATTGCCACAGGGTCGCCAGACTTAATGATGTCGTCCAACATGAAGGCGCGTACAGCGCCGACCGAGTCCTTGTCTGTGCGGTACTGCGTCATAAATCTGTTGGTGAAATTTATGTCGCCGTACATTCTGTTGACCAACTCTTGCGGTCCTCTAACGCCCTCTTTGCTCAAGATTTGCTCGCCAGCCACGCGCTGGAAGTCGGCGTTAAGCTGCGTTCGCTTATCAATCAAGCGCTGCACGTTCTGCGCGGCACCGTCTAGTTCTTCGCGCAGGCCAGGCACCAAAGAGACGCCGCCTTCGTTCTTCTTGAGCCACTTGGCCGCAGCCTTGGGATCGAGCACGTCATTCTTGAGCGCGGCTGTTGAGAACGCATCGACAAACGCGTCTCGTACCAGCTTGGCGCCTTGGTCACCCGTTGCGCTGATGAACTCGCTGACGTTGGACTTGTTGCCGATGATTGCAGGGGCGATCTGCTCGACGAACTTTTTGCGGTCAACTGCTGCCAGCGTGGCTGAGTCAAACGGCAGGCCAACTTTCTGGAGGTACGCCTTGTCGGCGTTGCGGTACGCCGTGACAAAGTCGGGGTCAAGGCTGTCAATGTGACCACCGACGCGGGACTTGAGCTCAGACAGCAAGCGGATGTCAGCAGCGTCGCCGGTCTTGCTCAACTGGCGGTTGATCTCGCGCTTGAGCGAGTCCAAGTCTTCAATGGTGGCCGCGCTAAACTCTACGCCGCCTGGACGCATTGGAGCGCCTTCAGCGGTCAGGATTGGGCTAGGCTCTGTGGTCGCGGGCTTGAACCTCGACTGCACCCGGCTGTAGATAGATGGGAACGTCTTGAACACGTCCGACGCCCGCTCACCGGCCACAAAGTTGTATATGTCGTCCACCGATCCGGCAGGCAGTTCTACGTTCTTGGCCTTGGCAATGTCAAACGCCTCGGTGTACAGCGGCTTGACTTCAGCGTAGGCCGCTTTCTCTTTCTGCGCCACCAGATTGGACACGCGTTGGCCAAACGCATTGGCGTCCACCGACTGACCCTTGTACGCGTTAGCGATCTGCTCATCAAGCGACTTGACCAGCATAGCTTGCGTGGTGGAAAAATCAGGCGCGGCGGCTTTAACCACCGCCTTAGACGGGTCGCCAAACAGACGAACTTGATTTTGCGCCAGCGCGTCTTTTGCCGCATCGTACTGAGCGCCGTACTGCGTCCTGAACGTCGGGTTTTGTGCCGACAGCTTACGAATCTGCTCGTCGATCACAGGGTTGTTAGCCAGCAACGCCGACAACGGCAACTTGACCTCTGCAGCACCTGGCGCCTTGAGCGCTAGGCTTTGCTGCGCGGCCACGGCTTCCCTGATCAACTTAGCCGTATTTGGATCGGCGTCCATAGCCGCGTTAAAGATGTTGCTGATACGGTTGTCCACATCTTTGAGCAGTTCATCTTCTGGGACCGTCCTAGTCACCTTTTTCCATTGGTCTTTGAGCAAACCAAAGCCCTTGCCAACGAGGTCACTTTGACGCCCGACTTGACCAACAGCAAACGCAGACCCGCCGCCGCCAAGCAGACCGCCGACAACGCGGCCAGTGCCTTCGTAACCCAACTTGCCGCCAGCGTACTCACCGCCTATACCACCGGCTTCTGCGCCAACGCCGATGACCGCTTGCTCACCAACTCTTGCTGGCGCTCGCAGCGCGGGGCTGAGTCTTTGCACAGCACCCAAAGAAGGAAACAGATAGTTCTGAGGAGAGAACGCAGCCTCCACGCCGGACGAAAACAACTTTTGCCCGGTTGTTTGCGCGGGGGGCAGACCCATTCGCGTAAGGTCGTCTTTTTGTATCCTAGATAGATACGGCAAGCGGCTTTCGGAGCCAAGCAACCCCGCCCCTAAGTTGTAAGCGCCGGTTGCAAAGTCGGTCACCATGTTTACTGGCGAGGACAGACCCGTTATTGCCGCACGCAAGGCAACCTTAGGCAAAGACGTTGTAGGTGCAGGCGCTGCTTCGCCACTTATCATCTTTAGCGTGGCGTCGGACAGCGACGCCAAGTTGCCAGACGAGATCGCCTCAAGTTCAGCGTCGGAGAGTTTGCTCAAATCAACGGCCATTATTTACCCCCTCTGCGTCGAGCCAACTCGGCGGCGGCTTGTGCGGCCAGATCACCCCCCGTTGCTGCTGGCGCTGCCCCACCTTGCAATTCTGGGAACATCAGCGCCTCGTTGACGGCTTCTGGGTTGTACCCCGGCGAGCGCAGAGCAATCCTACGCTGCTGGTCAACTTCACCCTGCGCTTGCTTCCGCGCAACCGTCTGTATGGCCTGCAAGGTCGCCTGAATTTTTTTCTGCGTGTCTAACGAGGGCGTTGATGTAATCGCCCGCGATGTCAGGTCAATCAGCCCACCAAGAATAGACGGATCACCACCGGCCTGCTCAATATCGCGTCGGCTGAGTTGGCTGTCCCCAAGCGATCTTGCAAGTTGCGTGCGTGCGGCGTTGAACGACACAAAGTTGCCTGTGGTTATTGAGTCGTTGATAGATTGCAGCGCCTGCTTAGCCGCCGTAATAGTTGACAACTGCGGGGCAATCGTCTGCTGGACAGACCTGCGAAATGCAGGAATGTCAGCCAACGTCTTGTCGCCAGGCATGACAAACTTAGCCGCGCCTCGCTCGGCTGTTCTGCCTTTCGATTCCTCAAGTATTTGATTGACCACCTTGCGCTGCTCTTGTGTAAGCTGCAAGAAAGGCTTTTCAAATTCTGTTACCGAAATAGCCTCGCGCTCCGCGCCGAACCGATCAGCACCGCTGCTGGAAAGTTTAGTGATCTTGTCTTGCCGAACTTTGATGCGCGGGTCTGTATCAGGTACACCGTCATTGCGGAACTGGCTGATCTCGCGCTCCAAATCGGTGATTTCAGTGGGCTTGAGTTGACCGCGCAAGTCTTTGATCTGGTCACCAAGCATCTCGGCCTGTGCCTTTGCACCGGAGATTTTATTCAGCGCCAACAGTTGCTCGCGTCGGCGTTCTAGTTCGGCAATTTGCTCATTCAGTGCTGGCCGCGTTTGGGCCGCCGCCGCCGCCGCAACAGGCTGCTCCATTGCGCCGCGTGGAGCAATTGCGCTCGGTATGGCCGCTTCGTATGGCTTGCCGTAATTATCAACGGCAATTTCCCCCTCCAACATTCCTGGCGCAGCCATCGGCGCGGCAGCAGCAGCAACCGGCGTTCCCCCCGACAGCGCGGCATAAGCCTTCTGCTGACGAGCGATCTCATCAATTTCCGCTTGAGTTTTTACTGTTTGCGCCCTAGACGCGCCCGCTGCCGCCATACTTTGAGAAGTCTGCGCCTGCTTGTACTCCAAATCACGCCCGATGGTAGCCAACTGCATCGCGCCAACCGTGTCCCCCAAACGCGCTAGAGCGCGTTGGCCGTCCATGATCGACGTGGGGTTGTTGTAGTCAATCTGCTGGGCGATGCTGTTGCGGGCGCTGATGCGCTGCAACTCAGGGTCTTGCGCCCCCAAGGCGCCGCCAATAGCGCCAGCCAAGCCGTAAGCCCCACGGCCAATGCCGTACTGCGCCTGCTGCATGGGTGTCAACTGGGCGAACTGTAGAGCGCGTGCGTCGGCCTGCTGCGCTTGGCGCTGCTGGTACATGTCTGGCGTGACGCCAAACAGGGATTGAACGATGTCTGTTGCCATGATCTAGTCCTTAGTAGCCGCTCAACGAGGCGTAATCAAGTTGCGACATGCTGGTAGGGCCATAGATTGCCGTGCCGCTGAAAGGCTGATTGCCAAACAGATTGCCCACCCCCCGCGCAAGCGCCGGGTTCTGACTACCCTGAATCAACGCGCTTGCAAACGGGTTGTAGGCGTTGGCCCCAGCCATTGTGCCTGCCGCAGCCATACCGCCGCCGTACAGCGCGTTAGCCCCTGTTGGGTTGGCGATGCGCCCACCCAAAGCAGACCCGGTATTTAGCGCGTCCATGCCCAAGCTCTCAAGCCCTGTAGCGCCGCCAAAGTACGCCTGGTACGGCGCCAGCGCCCCCGCCTGGCCCTGATAGCCTTGCGTGAGCAGGTTGCCCGCCGTGCCGAGCAGACCCGCGCCAAACCGCGTCTGATCCATTCCGGCTTGGGTGGCGTTAGCCGCCAGTTGCGCGTCCTGCTGGGCAAGGGCGTTGTAGTACGCCTCCATCTCTGGAGACGCGGCGCCCAACCCTGCCCCACCGCCGGGCCGCGTACCTGTTGCGCCAACAGCCAGACCGCCCCGCCCGGTGTTGAACAGGCTGTTCTGAAGCCCTGCAAACTGACGCTCACGGCTAGGTGCCAACAGGTTTTGCTGTTGACTCATGTACTGCTGCGCGGCCTCTTGAGGCGACTGCGCCAGGTATTGCTGGCCAAGGCCGAACAGCCCCTGCGCTCCTGTAGCCAGCGGGGCAAATGCTTCCTGCGCCCCCTCGACTTGCGTCAGCCCCTGGCCTGTCAGCGCCATGAAGCGGTCTTGCAGCGCCTGTATCTCTGGCGTCAGCGTGTAGCCTGCGCTGTTGACGCGGCCATCTGCGCCCGTACCGAACTGCGACTGACCAAAGCGCGTGGTGATGCCGATGGGCCGGAACCGCGCCTCTTCAGCCGCAATACGCGCTGCCTCTAACTGGGCTGCGGATTGCGCTTGAGCAGCGCTCGCGGCAGAATTGCCTTGCAGTAAACCGCCAAGCAACGACCCACCGGCCATAATTCCTGCTGCTGCTATAGGCATATCAAGCTCCAATCAAAACTTCATCCACCTTAGACGAGTCTTTCTCGTCTGTAGCGTGGATGCAAAACCAAACACAATCGTCGATGGCCTTGACGCCGTGCGTCAGGCCAGCCTTAATCTCTATGCACGCCGGGGCGGTGATGATCTCGATCTCATCGCCCATCAGCACCGCCACCTTGCCCTTGGCCAAGATCGACAGGTGGCTGAAGTCATGCGTGTGCTTCATGATGGCTACGCCAGCAGGGACTCTCATCTCCTTGGCGTACAGACCATCACTGAAGTGGTGGGTAATCATTCCGCAAAAACATTCACAAACACCGTACCGTCTTCAAGCGCTTCAACCTCATGCCATTCGTTTTCCGCTAAATTGACTGGTTGGGTGTCTTTTGTCATTGTCAAAGACTTGCCCTGCTTGCGAACAATGCAGCTTCCTGAATGGCAAAACGTCAAATGCGAAAATACGTGCCGGTGACTTGGCAAGCCCTCACCGATGTTGGCGTGGTAAACGCTAACCGTGGTGCCGTTTTGGGTCACAACAAATCGAGGTTGCAAAGCAATCACAGCGTTTGCGCCCCAACGACTGTTGGCTGTACCGGCGGCGGCGGCGGGGCTACATACGGCGCAATAGCCCCATAGTCCCCTCTTGCAATGCTCTCAAAAATTGCGCGCCCATGCGCTGCTACGTCATTTTTAGCGGCAGTGAACGGCAACACTTCACTACCAAATTGGCTTGTTGTAATCTTACAGTCAATCAAAGTAAAGTCAGCATTTGCCCAGCACGGTTCGACCAAAGATGTCAATGTTGATTGCATTTTTTACCCCTTACGAAACTCTCAAATACAGTGTTGAGCCAAACTGCGCTTGCACAGGAGGACAGCCAGTTTGAACTACGTTTCGCTCACCCATTGCTCTCCAAGTGCCAGAAGGCGTTGCCCCGTCTACAGCCTCCACTGTCCCGCCGGTGTCAAATGTTATGCCAGCGCTTGCCCGTAACCCTGACCCTGCATAGGTAGTCCCGGCGGTATGAATTACATTTGACGCTGCCCGCAAAAAAGCATAGCTACCAACGTCACCAAAAGCCGCTGCGCTTACAGCGGTTAGCGTTTGCGCTGTGGTGATTGTGGTCACTGTACTGGCGGTAGTTGCTGTAGCAGCGTTGCCCGTAGTGTTTTGGTTAAGTGTTGGAAATGTGCAGTTGGCCAAATTGCCAGACGCAGGCGTTCCCAAGGCTGGAGTGACAAGAGTCGGGCTGGTAGACAAAACGACATCGCCTGTGCCGGTCGAGGTTGTAACCCCTGTGCCGCCTCTAGCAACAGACAGCGTGCCTGAAGTGCCAGCAATTATTGGCAAGCCGGTGCAACTAGTCAAAACGCCTGCCGATGGCGTGCCTATATTTGGCGTGACTAGGGTTGGCGACGCCAAGTCAGCCTTGGTCGCAACCGCCGTGGCAATGTTGTTGAACTCGATGTTGATCTCAGTACCCTTGACGATCTTCAAAGGGTCGCCAGATGACAGCGCGTCTTTGGTGGCGAAATTTGTGCTTTGAACGTAGTTGCTCATGATATTTTTCCGTCTTTGGACTGAATCTCAATGCGTTGGATTGACAGCGGAGCGCCGTTGATGTTGGACTCGTAGCCCGTTTGCACAATTTTACCGCTACCACTGGCAGGCGCAGACAGCGTTTGCAGCGCTACGCCGCCAGAATATTGGGCTACAACTGTGGCATTAGCGCCGTACTCGGCCACGCCGTACTCAGAGACGCTTTGCGCGGGGATCAAAACATTGACGGCTTGGTAGTTGGCAAAAAAGTCAAACCCAAATTTAATCGTGACGATCTGGTTTGAGCCGCCGATCACCACCACCTTGATGCGCTTGAGCAGACTGGTGACGTTTTGGTCACCCAAGTCGGCATGGTTTGTGAAGTACATCAAGCGGTACAGGCTGGTGTGGTCTTGGTACGTTCCGTACTTGCACACAAAGCCGTTCTTGCCCAGCAGCAAGTCACCGTTGCGCCGCGATAGCAGCGCCGTAGGCTCAATGGAGTCCCAGCGAGTCACCCTAAAAGAGCCGTCTTGCAACTGCCCACGGGTGTCAAAGCAATATGCCTCGCCCACAGAAGGCAACGTCAGCAGGTAAAAAGCCTTGGTCTCTGAGTACACCGACTTGATGTTGGCCGCAACCTCGCCGCCAACGATCTGCATCAAGTCGTTGCGAACATTTTTAGACAAGTCGCCCACCGGCAGTGATTTTTCAATCACCGTGCGAGCAAACGAGCGCACGCCTGAGTTAGACAGGAACAGCACATCCTTGCCTGTCTGCTGGATGGAGTCTCGCGCAATGCAGCCGATGTTGCCCACTGAGTCAGACAGCAGAAAAGTCACCGGGCTGGTTCCTGCTGGGTTGTTCGCGCCTTGGTAAACCAAAATCTGGCGGGAGCCGAAGATGATCAAGAAGTTGTTGTGCGCCGCCAAGCCGGTGATGTTGTCGGCGCCGTTTGGCCACACGGTGTTGATGTCAAGCGAGCCAGATGAGCCGCCTGTCCAGATGTGCCCTGACAACAAGTCACTGAAAAAGACTGTCACGTTGTCTGTAGCCGTATCTGCGACCCACAGCCGCCCATACGCCGAGATAACGATGTTGCCTGATGGCACAGTGCCTGCATAGCCGGACTTCTCGCTCACCCGGCGATAGGTTGTGGTGCTAACAGCCGGGTCAAAAATCAGTGGGTCGTGACCCGTCTGAAAGAAGTAAGTGATGGCGTTCAGCGAAGCGCAAGCCCAGTTGCTGGCCGTGATCGTAGGGGCAGTACCCCCTCCCCCGTAAGTCAGTTCTGAGACGGCATTTGAGCCGTCCAGCTTGAACAACTTGTTGTTGCCCGCAAACAGCACCGTCAACGTGCCGTCAGACTGCACCAACTCATGGATAACCCCTACATCGTTGGCCCCGAGGGCGCCGGACGATGAGTTGACGCGGCTAAACCCTTCCCGCGCTCCGATGCGCCCGAACTGGTCAATGATGCAGTTGGTCGCAACCAGCGCGAACCCGCTTGCCAAGTCCAAAGGCGAGTCTTGGGTGTTCAGCCCAAAAAAGCCTGGGGCTGCTACGCTGGCGGTCTTGATTACTTGGCTCATGTCGCTACAAACTCTTGGTTCTCAGGGTAGCGGGTGCTTTCCAGCGAGATGTAGTCGGCCAGCATGGATCGGTACAGCTGGTACGCCTCCGACGATGCCAAGCCGCCATCCTCGCCGCGCTCCACCAGTGCCCGTGCGTAAGCGTTCTGCGCCACCAGCACGTCAGGCACAAGCACCGAGGTGCCGTCCGAGGACAGGGCGGCTTGTGGGACGGTCAGCGAAAACGGTATGGTGTAGACGCCGTCTGGACGAGCGTACAGCACCACCTTGGTGTCGCCGTTGCCATCCACACCGTCAAAGCTGTAGTATTCGGGGATGCCGCTGATTGCAGGCACCAAGTTCTGGTAGCGGTTCATCTGCACAAAGCTGATGTTTTTCAAGCCGACATTGGACGTGACGTTAATCGCGTCCACCACTTGGAACTTCTGCCCTGCGCCGGTCATTGAGTAGATGTAAGTTCCGGCAACCGTGGTGATCGTGACGGTTTGCCCAAGCACGTTCCAGCCGTAAGAGTCCTCGACCTGGCGCTTGGCGTCATTGACGAACTTGCCAATGAGCAGCGAGTACGGGGTCTGACCATTGCTTGCAACAGTCGTCTCGCGCAAGCGGATCATCACATCATTGATAAGTTCGAGGTAGGTCATTTCTTGTTCCTAGCTGATATGGCCTTGGCCTTGGATTTAGCATCCGCTTTGCTAGACGCACCCCAAGCCTTCAGACTGAGCAGCAACCGGGTTGGCTCCCCGTTCTTCATCTCAGGCCCAGGCATGTTGCCCATACGGGCTAGGAACGATGCCCGGCGCGGATTGTCACCTGACTTGACAGGCGGCTTTAGCTCACCACCAGTGGCGGCATTGTAAGAGGAGCGACCCTTGGCGTTCAAGCCGCCCGTCTTAGCTTGGCCTTCTTTTCGTTGCCAAGCAGGCGTTTTCATTTTTTCTTCGCCGTTTTGGCCGACTTAATAAAGTCTTGTTTTGACGGCGCATCTTTGCTGCCGACTTTGTTCATCTTCTCGCCAGAGCCTGCTTTGATGCGGGCTTGCTTGGCGTTGATGTTGGCGTACAGGCCAGGCTTTTTCATTTCTTCTTTGCCTTTCCAGCTTGCGACAAGGCGATGGCCACTGCCTGCTTGCGGCTCTTGACAATAGGCCCACCCTTGCCAGAGTTCAACTCGCCAGCCTTGTACTCGCGCATGACCTTGCTAATCTTCTTCTCAGCCTTGGTTTTCATACCAACTCCGTCACAGAGAGTGTGGACGAGGTGACAGCGGCGTCTTTGATAACCGCAATCTTTTGGCCAGGGCTGACTCGGATAATTTCAGAGAAATTATTTGGCATCATGGGTGATGTCGTAAGACTCGCCGTCGGGTTAGCGCCGATTGCAAAGTGGCAATGGCCCAACGAACAAGACACCCGAATCATCGTGGTGTTGGCCCCAAATGCAGTCGATTGGACGCTGGAGTTGGTGACCGTAAAAACCTGTGTGGTGCCCAAGCTCGGCACGCCCATTGGGACGTTGTTTGGGTCAAGCTGAAAGGTAGACATTATTTCTTGCCTCGGGTCATCTTGTTGGTCATTGCACGCTGGCCGCGCTGGGGCAGCGGCCTGGGCTTGGCAGCAGCTTTTTTAGCGGGCATCTTAGGAGTGGACATTTTTGGTGCTTTTCCGTA